TGTAGACCCTAAAGAACATGCAACTCAATACAAAGGTGCATGGTTAATAAAACCTAACAACAGTGAATTTACTAAGTTTGGGTTTTGTCAGTGGCAAGGTAATATTATTACTACTAATGCCGGTAACAATGTACTTGCTAGTATAGATGGTGTTGATTATAATCTGCCTGTTGCACAAGTTGAAGTGTCAGATGTTACAGGAGCAGGCGATTGTTTTCTAGCTGCATTTGTATACGGATTAACTAAGAATTATGATTATATGCAATGTTTAGAACTTGCTATAAAAGGCTCTAGGTGTGCAGTACAGCACGTAGGTACACACACGCTTACTACAAGCGATATTGAAGAACGTGTAGTATTTACTAACGGAGTATTTGATATACTACACACGGGTCATTTTGAGCTCCTAGCAAAGGCAAAATCGCTTGGTAATAAACTAATTGTAGGCATCAATTCAGATGAAAGTGTACAGAGATTAAAGGGCAAAAATAGACCTATCAATAATTTAGGCAAACGTGTAAAACAATTAGAAATGCTACCGTGGGTAGATGAAGTTCATGTATTTGAACAAGACACACCTTACGAAATAATTAAACACATACAGCCTGATTTAATTGTTAAGGGTGGAGATTATACTGTTGAAACTGTTGTAGGACATGATTTGGCGGAAGTATATCTTGTGCCTACAGTAGAAGGTTATTCAACAACAGAAATTATTGAGAAAAGCAGATGAAAATATTAGTTACAGGAAACCAAGGATTTATTGGTAAAAATATTGCAAGCTATTTGCAACAACAAGGACACGAAGTAGAAGGTTGGGAATGGGAGCCAGGTGTGCTTCCGCATACCGAAGGCTACGATTGGTGTATACACTTAGGTGCTATTAGTTCAACTACATACACAGATGTTGATCAAATATTAGAACAGAATTTTGAGTTTAGTGTTAGACTTGCACAAATATGTGAAAATTTTGGTACTAATTTACAATATGCATCCAGTGCAAGTGTATACGGTCCAACGACACACTTTACAGAAGATGGCCCATTGCTTCCACAATCGCCGTATGCATGGTCAAAGTATATGTTTGATAGATTTATGAATCAATACATAGACGAATTTCAAATTCGTCTCGAAACTGATTAAAGAATCTATCAAACAAATATTTGCTCCACGCATACGGCGATTGTGGGAGTAATGGACCGTCTTCCGTAAAATGTTCTGTAGGACCGTACACACTTGCACTTGATGCATATTGTAGATTAGTCCCAAAGTTTTCGCATACTTGTGCTAGTCTAACCGTAAATTCAAAGTTCTGTTCTAGTATTTGATCCACATCTGTATAAGTTGTTGAACTAATAGCACCTGTGTGTATGCACCAATCGTAATCTTCTGTACTAGGGATAATACCAGGTTGCCATTCCCAACCCTCTACTTCATGTCCTTGGGATTGTAGGTATAATGCAATATTTGATCCTATAAACCCTTTGTGTCCTGTTACTAATATTTTCATCTGCTTGCCTCTATAATTCCTGTAGTGCTGTAGCCTTCAACAGTAGGTACAATATGCACATCGGCTAAATCATGTCCTACTACTGTTTCTACTGTATAATCGCCGCCCTTAACTATTACATGCGGCTTAATTTTTTTAATTAATTCGTATGGAGTATCTTCATCAAATACAACTACTTGATCCACCCACGGTAAAATCTCTAGCTGACTAATACGCTTCATTTGATTATTAATCGGACGGCTATTGCCTTTAAGTCGTTTTACACTAGAATCACTATTAATACCTACAATTAATTTAGCACCGAGAGATTTAGCTTCTTTTAAGAGCTCAAAATGACCCTTGTGCAGTATGTCAAACACTCCGTTGGTAAAGACTAGCCTTTCTTCTAAATCATGCTGTTGTAGCGTGTATGTGCCTACATGCTTGACGCTTTCTGTAGAACCTTTAACAGCAAGTTCAATTGCATATTTGTAATCATAATCTTTTGTTAACCCATATACAAATGCAGCTAAGAAGCAGTCTCCTGCTCCCGTTACATCTGACACTTCAACTGGTTCCACTTCTATTTCAAATACTTCATTGTCGATTTTAGCAACAACACTTTTATCTGCTCTAGTTGTAATAATATTACCTTGCCAGTTGATAAAGTATTGTTGAAATTCTTTTTCGTTGGGCTTTACTAGCCAAGCACCTGCATAGTGACTAGAGTGTTCTTTAGGATCTACAATAACACGACAACCATAGGTATTGATATGTTTAATGATTTCAATACTTTCGTCTAGTGTGCCTTTATTGTAGTCACTTAGGATAACATAATCGTATGCATCAAAGTCTTGTGATAAGACGTATGTAAGAAACGCATTACCATCTGCAATGTAATCATCGTCGATACGTGTTATGTAATGTCCGTCACATATTACTCTAGTCTTTACACTAGCTTTATCAAAGAAGTCAATTAGTTTGACATCTACACCTAAACTTTTAAGATTTTCGTAAACAAGTCCAGCACCACCTACAGTCTCGACTTCACGTTGATATGTTACAACAGGCACCGGCGCTTCTGGGCTAATGCGTGTGCTTGTACCGTAGATATATTTGTCGACAATAATGTCACCGAGAACTAAAACTTTCATGCTTTTATTATACACTAATTTAAATTATTTGTCAAGTAAATCTGCCATACTAAAAACAGTTTCTAGTTTTGCTCGATTTATTTTGCTTTGCAGTGTATTGCGTAAACCTTTATGTAGTGGTTTAGGCCAATTATCGTAACTAGCCCAAGAATACCCGCTATGTTCGTTGTTTAAATTAGGAATAAATTCTTTTTTTATTACACACAAATATGTATGAAATTGAAAATGTTGGTCTGTGCTAATAAAACTTTCTAAAGGTATTGTTTTTTCGATTTTTGGCAATGTGCCAATTTCTTCTTCTATTTCTCGTTGAAGACCTTCCCAGGGAGTTTCTGCTCCTTCATTAGTCCCACCAACAAGTCCCCATACGTTTGATCGCTTACTGTTGTTTCTATATAAGAATAAAAATCGATTAGTTGTTAATGTATAAAATAGCGCACCACTACAAATGATATTGTTCATATAAATAATTATCCATACAGGTTAATTCGCCATGTTCCTACTGGATATTCGCCATCTACACTTAACAACCACTCGCCTTCTGAAAATCTATATTGTACACTAGTATTAAGATTTGTAGTATATGTAACTGATGTTGCGGAACTTGCATCAAAAACAACATTCCATTTGTTGCCATCCCACTCAATAATATCATTTGCACTTGCTATAATACCAGTGCCATCAGTGTTCTGCCATGCTACAGGAGATTCTGTAGCAGTTGCATCGCCTACATCATTTAATAGTAATAAACGTATTCCTGCTACTTTTATATTACTAGGATTAAAATTAGTAGGATCTATAATATAATCTATGCTTGTACGACCGTCAATTACAGTATCTTGTGGGAAGCTATCACTATCCCAATTAACATTTATTACATTGTCGTCAAACGGATTTAAACTAATTGTTCCTGTTATAGTATTATTATTATTGTTTGCATTTGTTAAATGAATTTTACTTACGTCAGCTAGATAGTTACCGGGCATAGCTTCAAATATACTATTCCAGTTAATACCCCCGACAATGCCGCGGTTGATAAGTTTAGCTGATTGACCTTCAATATATAATCCATATGTGTTATAATTAGCATTAGCCATTTTATCAGTTAATTCTGTTACTGCTTTCTGTCCAAAGTTATTGGTTTCTGCTCCGGGTTTGGGATAATCGTCGTATTGGTTTATTTCAGGAGTACTCACTCCTTGTTCAATAGTTCCTCGAGTTTCGTCAAACATGCTAGTAATTACATTTGTAATTACACCCATCTTTTTAACTTTAGACGGCGGACTAATATATATAGGAACACTAAATGTTAATGTAGCAATATCAATTTCGCTGTCGACACCGACTGGGACAGATCTATTAGTAAATTGAACGTTTTCCAAATTAACAACAGTAATACTAGTCCAGTCAATAAAATTATCTGTAGTTTGTATTTCTAAACTTGGATTAAATAATACTAATAATTGTTCCAGCAATTGTAATTTTTGGTCAGTATTAGATGTCCAAATATCAACATTGGCCCGCATCATGTAAGGCGTAGGTATTAATCTTTCAACTGTATAGTTTGCACCTTGAGAGTTTAAATATTCTTTATTATTGTTGTCGTATGCTCTTTCTCTAACATTAACTGATCTAGTATAGCTTGCATCAGTTAATCTGTCTTTATCTAATTCAAGAGCTGTAATATATACAGACATTCTAGGAGCACTAGGTAATTTATTTTCACTGTTTTCTCTAATAATATTAGCTACTTGGCGAGTTAAATCACCGTACATTACAGGAACGATAGTTTCCTTATCTTTACCATCTCTTACTGGAAAATTACTAACTATTCTCATTAGTTGTGTAATGTAACGTCTTACTTGACCATCATAAAAATGTTGCATTAATTATC